TTTATTTTCCACTATTTCATTACTCATTACCTAACCTCTTTTATATTTGTATTTGATTTATTTAGAGAGTGATACTTGGTCGCAACTCCAAGACGTTTTTATTTTAATTCAGGTCGCTACCCTGAACGATTGATGATAGACGGGTGATTCACCGCTAACTATCTAATACTTGCACTCAACCTTACATGCTTATCACTCTCTAATTAAATTAGTGCCGGGCTACGCTCCCGACTTGACCATCAGCTTAGAGTACCTTGCACCTTTCAGGTTGCTAGCATCACAAGTCCCGATCCAAAAGACAAAACTCAGTTTTCTGGCTAATAACAGATTCTTTAATTTATACAGCTAGTCTAATCATAATGTCTAAAGTATTGAAATAACTGTTTAGTCTAATCTTATAACTTAATTATTTACTCAATATGCAATATATAGGAATGCTTTCCTGTTATTACACTGTTATCAAGATTACTTAATCTCAAGCCCTGCATATTCGCGCATCAATGAATCTACTTCTTCTATCAGTCGTTTAACATGTCCATCATGACCAGTTACATTATTTACATCCATCAGCGCATTTGCTAAATGAATAGCATGATTTCTAACGTCTTGCGTTTCACTTTCAGCTAAATCTACTCTATCTTTTAAATCCTGATAACCAGCCGGTTCACTCTGAAAAACCTCGTCTGTGCCGTTGTCGTGTTGAATACTATTTAAAATGTCTGTTGGGTAATCTTTTAGTTGCATTTTCTTCTCCGGTTTTCAGGTGACCTATGTCGTTATATGCCTAATTTATTTCCCAGTGATCGCGGCAGCGTTCACAAACTCTATTGCTTCCGCTTGTGTATTTTGTGTCTTCCCATAAGCCAAAGCGGTGACCAGCAATCCAGCACCACAACTTCTGAAACGTAATTTTCAAAACATCAAATTGACCAATATTGTTTTTATAGTAAATTATCAATTCTGGGGCTATGTCGTTTAAAACCTGTGGTTGTTTTTTTAGTCGTAATTTTAATTTCATTGCTTTTTCTCACATGTTTTCTGGCGTTACTGTTTTAACAATATCAGGCTTTCTGTTACCTTTCTCAATCATGATATCCACGTCAGTCACGGCCCTATATCCATCCAAATACCTGATCACATAAACAGTTATCTGGTCTCTCTCTGAGAGCTTTACAGCTTTACTGTATGCTTGCTTGAATGTCTTGTCGTAACCTTTGGTCATGATTTATATTATAATTTCATATCACCAAGAGCATCACTAGCAACACCCTCTTTATGTAACTGAGCACGGGCTTTCATTTCTACCGCTATGCTTGAATTAATTTGATTAGCACAACCAATAACACCGCGTAAAGCATCACCTGCTAATTTACCATCGACTGATAACTGAAAGCATTTTGCTAACTCTCTTCTTAAATCTCCTGTAGTTTTCATTTTTGATACCTCATTTTAGTTATTAATATTGATATTTCAGGAATAACTTTTTTGCTATTAACTGGAATATTCTTTACTTTTTTTAACCATTCCCCATACCCTTCGTCCCATAACCAGAAAGGCGGAAAGCCTCTAATCATTCCTGTGACTTCACATATATTAGAGTAAGCATATTTCGTTACATGGCATGGCATTGATGAAGCGCACTTCGCCAACTTAAACCCTATCTCTCTAACAGTCTTAGGATGCATCCATTTATCCCGTGTAAGCCTCTGCATAGCAGAACTAACCCTATGACTTGGTTGATATGTTCTATCTGTAGAGATTATCTTACCCATTCTATTCACCCTTAGTTAATTTGTATTTGTATCTTATTTGATTACTGGCTTGAGTTGTAATACTCGTTAGTGCTTAGCTTATAAGTGATTCATCAATTCCTAAAGCATTAATAAACTCATAGATAAATTTAAAATAATGCTTCTGTTTAGATTTTTTGATATTACATCTTGATATCGCCACATCAACAGCGCCATTTACTTTTGAATAGTTATTATCGGCTAGCTCGTTGATTAGTTTCTCGATCTCCAACTGTTCATTTATATTCATATCGTCACCTTTATTTAAATTAATCATAACTCGCCACTCGCTTAAGCCAACCAAGGTCTAAACCCTAACTGTACGCGCATAACTTACAAACCTGCTTTACCTGAACATGCTGTTTATACTGAGCCACCAGCTCCAACCATCCTCCTTATCATCCGTGTGGTGTGGAAAACACCTTTTCCTATGGTCTATTATGTATTCAGTTATCCTTTAGCCCGTTTGTAAGGCATCCAGGGGATCGAGAGCCGGACTACTTAAATAAAAACCTGTTAAAGTAGAACCCTTGAAAAATCCGCATTCCCTTTTTATAGTCTTAGGCATGACTTTATTGCTTTACTGACACCTGCCACAATTAATGCCTTAATCTTTAATGTGCTTAATGGTGCGTCCGGAGGGAGTCGAACCCACAACGCTAACGTCTTAGCTTTTCCTGAACCTTTCAGAACAGTGACTGTACCAATTCGTCTACGAACGCATTATTAAACACACTCAGTTAGTCTGACTGATTGATTAAGCTTGTTTAGCTGAAGAGGCAGGATTCGAACCTGCAACGAGGGATAGTTAGACCTATGATGGGGTTTAACGAGGTTTAAGCCATCGAACCTCAACTAAATTCCTGTGTATCTCCAAACGCGTTAATACAATTGTACAAGACGCCCGTTTTCACCACTCTTCAATTAAACAAACTATTAGATTAACAGATTGAATTAAAAGCTAAATTAAGATAGTATTTCTTTGTTGATTGTTACCTTTGGTAACGGTTGAATAGTACTCTCTCTTAACCTACTGTTTAATCCGACCTGTAAATCGAATCAATAATACATTTTAAAGGCTTTCACCGTCATGGTCAAAGCCTTTTTTATTTGCATGCGATTTAATGGGCAAATTTATCTGATTTAGCATCTAGAACAGCGCTGGCGTTTAACTTTAATAACTTTGATTTAATACGGCTCTGCATAAGGGCGTTTATCTCGTCTGCTGATTTATCGCAAAAAGGATATCTATCACAATAACAATCAAATTCATTTAATAGGTGTGTCGCTGTCTCATACTGTGATTGATAACTCATCTATAAAACCCTCTGTATTTAGTTGATGTAGTAAGTATACGCCTGCTGTTATTTATATCTAATACGTAAAAATGCTATTCTTAGAACTAAAATGACACAGCGTCAACAATCTTAAATACATTATATTTTTGACTTCTCTCTACGCCTGTTTTAGCTTCAAAAATCATATAATCCAATGCCGTGTCTTTTTTCTGAATAGATAACAAATAATCTTCTGCATCATCCTCATTGTAAAAACATCTAACATCATGTCTCGGTGGTAAGTTTTCAGGAATCCCTTCGCTATCCCAGAAATATGAAGACGGCATTACTACCCAGTGTTTTATCCCATCCATTTTTATTTACCTCATTAACCAGTTATTTATTGCAATATCCTTAACCGGAATAAACACTACCGGCTTTATGTAGGCGTCGGTGTATCTGAACTTTACAGCGTGTGACTTATTACAGAACTCTCGATCATCAAAATTTCTCCTGTTTTCGTTATGCTTAATTAAAAGCAACTCCTGGCAGTGCTTACAGTGCTTTGGTGTTTCATCCCATTCCTTACGCCTTGCCATTCTGTTTGCGTGCGTGCGATTAACGTATATTCGCTTATTGAAATGAAAGTTTGCCTCGTCTGATCTTTGGAATAATTTAGTATTACATCCGCACTCGCATAACTTATCCATTTTTACGCACCCATTTATTAAATACATACATTGATGAAACAGCACCTACAGCACCGCCCGTTCCTATAAACGGTATAGAGTACCAACCTGTATCAACCACCCATAAAACAGTAGCTACTTCACCTATGGCTATGAAATAAGGCGTTAACCCTGCCAGAATATAATGCTTATGTATTACGTTCTGGCTTTGGGCAACTCGCATGAATACTAACAAAAAAGTAGCCGCGAATAGTTTTATCTCTATCACTATTCAACCTCGACAATATACTTAACTTGATAAGCTATTTTAATATTGCTTTTAGCGTTAACCTTGTTATCAGCAGTTGTTTTAGTAGTGATTAGCTCGTTGTCAAAGTTGATAAATTTTACTGTATATAAGTTCATTTTTTTGGCCTCTAGTTGATATAATTATTATCTGCCTAAATCAGTTATTATTGAAATAACTATTTGTTATTATCTTAGAAGTAAATTTATATTAAGTTAACCATGACGGGATATCCATTTCTTCTGATGGTAAATAATCAGTCTTTTCAATGGTCGCACCAAATACGCTTTTCTTTGTAAGTTCGCGCATATGCCCCATCATTGATGTCATTAGATCTTTATGCTGATCATCCTTGCGCTTGATATTCATCACAACCGCGCCCTCTGTATCAGCACTAACGATATGAACATGTACTGTTTTAGTTTGGCCGAATCGCCACTCTCTGCGTATAGCCTGGTAGAAAGCCTCCCATGAATCAGATAAGCCGACAAATATACAGTTATTAGAGTTCTGGAAATTCATGCCAAACCCTGCGATTTTTGGCTTGCTAACCAGTTTTTTTACTTCTCCAGTTGAAAAACCTATTAATGATTTGCTTTTATGATCATCCTTATCACTGCCTTTAACTTCTACAGCATCAACTATTAATTTCTTAAGTAATGCGCTTTCGTCGTTTAAATTACACCATATCAAAGCAGAATCTAACCCGTTAGCAATATCAGCGGCCTTTTCACATCTATCTACCACTGATAATTTTCTAGCTTGATTGCGTTCTAACAATGTCTGAGCTGGTTCAACAAACAAAGAATCCACCGGCTTAGTATCTATTACATGCTCATGATATTCGATAGGTGGTAAATCATATTCTGATCCGTCAAAACCTAAATCTTCAGGACTCCGGATAAATATTGACCACGTGCTTAACCACTCCCAAAATCTAGACTTACCATGACCTTTCAATCTCCATTTTGCAGTGTCACCACCATCATGAATAAAGAACATAGCGAGCATTTCAACCTGAGACATTAACCCTAAAAACTCTGACTGTGTTCCTAATTCCATAAAGTCATTCGGGCTTGGGGTTGCTGTACAGCTTAATTTATATGGAGTAGTTGCAAATGACTCAGTTATAAATTTCCTTACTTTTCCTTGAATACCTTTTAAAATACTTGATTCATCTAACACCACTCCGATAAATATCTCAGTATCAAAGTGATCTAACTTTTCATAGTTTGTTATATAAATCCCTGGCTCATTAATTTCTGATTTATCAGCCACAACTTGAGCATTAATACCAAACTTGTCAGCCTCTCTTTTTGTTTGATGTGATACAGCCAGTGGAGCAAGTATTAAAATATAGCCGTCTGTATGCGCGTTAACCTGTTCAGCCCATGTTAATTGGCATAACGTCTTGCCTAGTCCAGTATCAAGGAATAGCGCAGCCCTTCCACGTTTACATGCCCAAGTAATACAAGCATCCTGATGTGGTTTTAATTCTTCAGAGTACATGTTTTTGTAAGATTCAAAACCTGCATCTATATTGTCAATATGTTTTTGTTCGAGAAAATTGCAATAATCCATCAGAATAATTCCTCCTGAACCTTATGTGCTTCTGCCATATTCCGCTTCGCTAACTCAAAATAACTGGCCTTTAATTCTGCGCCTATGAATTTACGTCCTAGCTGAACCGAAACATAGCCTTCGGACGCGATACCCATAAATGGACTCCATACAATATCTCCAGGCATACTCCAAAGCTGTAATGACCTTTCAATTACATCTAATTGCAGTGGGCATATATGCCGCTCGTCATCCCCTGCACGAGCTGTTTTATACTGAAGCGTATTTGTTTGTCTGATATCTGACCAAATAGGCGAGGCATAGCGTTGCCACACATCAATAGGGCTGGCTTGATCATTTGCCATAACATAAGCATTACGACCATCACCATATTCAATAGGAATATAGTTTTCTGGCACGTCTTCACCAACGAAATGATTGAATGTGCCCGATATCGGTTTTTTGTTTTCTCCTGGTTTACGCATAACCACTAAATAATCAGCGATACCTTGCCGGCTCATTGATGAATCTTTGAGTATTGTTTTATGCAGCAATCCGAGAGCTTTAGTTCTTTGCATAGCAACTACAGGGTCTTTCCATATGCAAACCTCGCTATGATAATAAAACCCTGCTTCTGTATATGCTCTGATAATCTCGCCTCGAAAGTCACGAATACCTATAAAACCGTTTTTAGTTTTTGACGTTGGTAAATTCATGCAATGAATAGCAATTAGCCTGCCTGACTCGATAACTCTGAATTGTTCTTTTATCAGGTATTTATAGTGGTCCCAAAATTGTTCTGTGCTATCACTATTGCCCATATCTCTATCTGAGTTTGAATATGTATATAGCGATTCAAAAGGTGGACTAAAAATTGAGAACCCAACTGAATCATCTGGTAATGACTTGGCTACATCAATAGTATCAGCATGATATATTGAGTATTCATCTTTTATTACTTGGTTTATTACTTTCATTATTCACCTCTATTAATTTAATGTCTGCGCCTGTCGTGTTTTTTTAGCACTTCTATTTTCTTTTTTAGCTTCTTTACGCAATGTCCGCACGTAACACCGTTTTTATGATCCCTTTCTCGCATAGAATCTCTAGCACTCCAGTCACCGTCATAAAACAACCTTTTCCCGCATTCGTTGCAACTTACATAATCTATG